TGCGTATGTGGGGTTTATTTAAGTGGTTTTCCTTCCACTCCCTCTTCAGTTCTTGGCGGGCACAAGAACTTAGACGGGGGGTTTTGTGTGAAAACAGTTCACGACCTGTTTCACGGGCCAGCCATCCCTCGTGAGGGGTTCGTCCGTTGGGACACGTGGGGTTGGTTACCAGTTACTGGTTAGAGGAGTGAGCTTTGTTGCAACATGAGTAGAGGTTGGACTCGCACCAACTTGCTCAGGGGTCGCGTGATTGGGATACTCAAAGATTGGACGAATAGTCGTTCACGGTGCAACAACTGGCGTCATCCCATATCTCCTAGCCATTATCCTATCAATGAAGCGACTCTTGATAATATCTCCAAAAGTATTAGCTTGCTCAACCATCTTGATCAAGGTTAAATACTCTGAGATTCCTATATCAAAATCAGCATCAGGGTAGTAATGCCGTACATATGCGATGTCCTGTTCACCGATCTCATACTTCTTTAAGCCGATTTTCACATTTGATAGAGGGTTCATACGCACCCACCGCCCGAAAATTTTCTTGTATTTCGGCCTGTCATCTATGTACTTTCGCCTTAAAGTGTCGATCAATAAAGAACTTGGTTCGTGTATCCAACCTTTGACCACTCCTTCGTTATGGTCATCAAATCTGATATCAACGGGAATCCTAGAACTCCCAAATACATCACCTGTTGCTCTCCCGAGTTTCCTCAGGAGAGATGCCAAATCAGTGTAAGCTTGAACACGTCCAGATCGTTCATAAAAATTCTTCGATAAAAATGTTACATCCTCCAACCCCCCCAACAATGTGGTTACATTCATACCGACCCCACGGGCCAACATATCATAACCTTCACCATTAGAGAGCAATAGAGTTAAGCCAACATTCATCGACATTTTACTGTTACCATAAGTGGTGTGAACAGATCCTGAACACATTTGCATACCATATCGTCTACGTAAAACGGCGTATTGATCAATGTTGTTTGGATTTGCAACAAATAAAGGGTTAGCTAATTGCGCGAAAGCCGAGACACATTCTTCACCTCGGGTGACAAAAGTCATATAATCAAGCCTGTAGAACTCATCTACATGAGACCCGTCATTATCATTTATATCACCTTCTATGAAAACATGTCCTACACGTCCGTCATACAACTTAGGATCCTGATTGTACACCAAACACAATTGGTCGTCACCGTGTGTTATAACATAAACATCTCCTTGATTTAGAACCACAGACTTCATTCGTTCTATTTGATTCCCAATATCAGTTAATGAAGTCTCGGATATCACAGCTCTGTAGTAAAACTTTCGGCCATAAATACCGTGGACATTCTTCCACAACAATTTTGGAATCTCAAATTGATGTATCACTGCATTATTTGCGAAGAGCGGATTGTCAGCTCCTTCAAGATCGATAGTGTTATCGTAGGAAATTATCAAGTCCATAGAGGCCTCCTTATATTGAAATAGATCTCCTTTGAAATTCCTCGCTACGTCCATTCTCGGTCTGAAAGTCACTTTCAACTCACCCTCCAAAGCTCTTTTAACATATGCTAATAAATTTGGTCTTGCTTTTAACCAATCCTCCCCAGTGATACTAACAACATCCCTGGCATACTTCAAAACAGGTTTACCATCGACCACCTTATACTTCTGAAATTCGTGTGGCTTACATTGCACGACGTTGTACTTAGACCCACGTCCCGCAACATACGCTCACGAATTTTATCCAATAAAGCTGTTCGTAAAGGCATTTTTGCTCCTATTTTATTGATATAGTCCTCTAACGCTTGGACATCATCAAACCTACGTATATCCTCTTCCAAGAGGTTCAATTCTGAATATACAACGTGAATACACGCTTGTATATAAGCCTGCAAATGTGCCTTTTCATCTAATTGAGGTAGCGATTTATATTTAGAGTGGTACTCATCAAATATTATATCACCACCATTATACCTCTTATCATTGCATCG